TGCGGAAGTCCTCGGCTTCGTACGTCGCCCTCGGAGGCGGTGACGCTACCGAGCACCTCGGACACGCCTCGCCAGAGATGACCCGGCAGCATTACCTAGACCCAAGGATCACGCAGGCGAAGAGGGCACTCGACTACCTGCCGAAGCTGGATCTGGATGCCAAGAAGGACGATTCAAAGCCGCCGGCGGCTTGACCAACTCTGTCAAAGGGTACGGCATTTCCGGCAGATTGCCTGCCAAGCAATAACCGTGAAATGCCGTACCTGTGACAAAACCTCGGCACTTAATCCCAACGACCGACGTTCCCTCACACTTGACGCAGCTGCCACACTGCCGCCATGCCCCACGCCATCCTTCGCTTCCGCCTGCCGGACGAGCAGTCCGAGTTCGACGCCGCCCGCCAGGGCAGCGAAGCGAAGGGGGCGATCTGGAGTGTCGATCAATACTGCCGCAACATCCTCAAGCACGGAGAGCCGTCAGACGAGGTGCGGAAGCACCTTGAGTGGATACGCGACATGCTCAGAGAAAGGCCCGGTTTACTCGATGACTGAGTGTCAAGATTTTTTGCAGAAAAACTGAGGGCAGAATGAGCGACATCGTTGCCGACGCCAAGGCGTGGCTCGCCGACATCGGCGGCGGCCAACGGCTGCAAACGCACTCAGGCAACTGTCATAAGTGGCACTCGACGTGCCTCGTCGGAAAGCTGATCAGAGAGATCGAGCGACTGCGTACACTCGCCGAGCAAGCTACACCCAGCGATGGTAGTGTGCAGGAAATGTGTACGCTCACAAAGAAGGAGCAGAAGGCCGTCGCGTTTGCCGCAGAGCATTTCGGAGCATTCAAGAGCCAAGCCGCCACGCTCCGTAAGCTGCTGGAGCGACTGCACACCTAATCGCACGTTCCGTCATGTTATGTGGGGCGACACTTGCCCCAAACGTGTTACAAAATCGACAAAATGTGTACGGATTCCAATACGATCAGTCGAAGATGTGCATCTTCGCCAGTTGCCGCCGCGCCATCGCCTCGACCCGTGCCTTGCTACCTGGCTCTGACGGCAGGCGATCCGGCGGCGTCATGAACACTTCGATGTCCTCTGCGAGCGACGCCGCCCGGTGCTCAACCTCACGCACCGTATCGAGCACAAGCGTGTGGTCGCCTGATTTCGCACGCTCGCAGAGTTCGCCCTGCCCACCCTTGCGTGGATCGTAGAGCAGTTCGATCGTCCATGTGATGCGGGCACCGACGCGAGCGAGTTGCGTCAACCACTTCCGCAGCTGCGGCGAGAGACGTTCAGGCATGCGACGCTTTTTGCCCTTCGCCGGTGGCAATTCGTCGTCGCTCAGTAGAGACCGCTGTACCTCGCCCATGCAGCGAGTCTGCCAACGCTGTCAAGTTTTCCGGGCTTCCCTGCACGCCGCACGCATCCAAGTGCGGTTTGCCATGCTCTCGAACCACAGCCGGGCGAACGATTCCACGGCGTCAGTGCCGACATCGCCGTAGAGTTTCTGTAGTTCTGGCGAATCGCCCCACATGGCTTCGACGTCTTCCCTGACTTTGGCGATCAGCACCTTGGCATCACGCACCGCTGCCATCTCGCTCTCTGGCTGCGCCCGTGCCAGCTTCGTCCAGTGCTCGGCGTTCCAGCACCTTGCGACGCTGTCAACGAACTCGTCAAATGCACGCCCAGCCGCAACGGCTCGCGGGCCGACTTCGGCACGCAACCGGCTGCGGAGGTGCGGCAGCATCCCAGCCGGCGCGTCGTCCACCGTCACCTCCCGCCCGCAGGCCGAGCAGGTGAAACAGGCGTGGACAACGCGCCGGGCGGGCATTTCCCATCAGGGCACGCTTTGCCGCCGCACGTCGGGCATACGGTGCGGTGCCCGTCTCCGTGGACGATGTAGCCTTTGCCGCCGCAATCGACGCACACGGCAGGCTTGGGCTTGGGTGGCTCTGGCTTCGGCTCTGGTGCCCGTTCTGGTGCCGTGGCGGCATAGGCGACGCTGACCGCCGCCGAGGCTCTAGGAGCCTCTTGGTCGATCTGTGCGGGGTCAGCCGACAGGGCGGCCAGGACCGAGAGGATGTATTGCCACATGCGTCTCACCATCCTTGCCCGTGATTGATCACTCTGTGCCCGTTCTCGTCTACCCGTGCGTGTACGACGTAGTGCTGCGGCTCTGCGGGTGGCGGCTCGGCAAACATCATCGCCCACAAGCCCAGCCGGGCGAGACGCTGGACGAGTCGCAGCACCGGGCGGCTCGGCTCTGGCTTGACCGGGCTGTAGTCGCTGGTGGCGGCCCACCACGTCAGCATCACGGCGACCAGGGCGACGACGACGGCAGTCTGCATTTCTCTCTTGGTCATCGGTCCACGCTCCAGATCGAGTACAAGAACATGACGACGCAGGCACCGACCACGCTGCCGATCAGCCCGGCGGGAGCGTCACCGAACGGCAAGCCACCAGCGAGCGAGCCGATGATGCCGAGTCCGATGGTTGGCACCCAGCCTTCAGGGCAGCGTCCCGGCATGATCGCCTTGGCGATACCACCGGCGATTGCGCCGAACACGAGCCACATGACGAGCGACATAGGCGACTCCTACTGTGCGAGATGGAATGTGTCTGCGATCAGGCGAGCGGGTGACGGCTTGCGAGCGTTGGCTTCTGGCGGCGCAGGTGCGAGCCATCCGCCGTGGTCAAGGTCTCTGTACTTGAAGCCGTCCGTATCACCGATAGCCCAAGCGTCTTCGAGCATCCGAGTCTCAACGACAGAGCGACGTGCCCAGTACGAGCCGTCTGGCATGTCTGCCGGAACCTTCGGGCCTGCGATCCAATTCGGACCCCACGAATTGAGAATCAACACAAGGTCATCGGGCGACCCGTTCTTGCGGTGCCTAATAGCAATGGCGACTTGTTGGTGCATCCATGTGCCGGATGCCTCTGCGATGCCGTCCTTGTTGCGGACAGACTGAAAGCCTTGGGAAGAAGCGAGCGTACACGGGTAGCCTGACTCTATCGCCGCCGCAAGTTCCGCCCAAGTGCGGACGGCGACGACGTGACGAAGCGGATGCTTCTTTGCCTCTGCATCCATCCTGCCGTTGTCGTTCTGCCCGCCGCATCCATACGCACCCCACTGCTTCGCACGCTCGCCGGAATACTCGGTCAGGTCTGCGGTCGGATACTTCTGGCGATAGACTACGCCAAAGTCACGCAGAAACTTTGCGGCACCAAAGCCGGTGGCACCATCGCTCCACCCTCCATAGGGTTGCAAGCCGTCGCCCGGCTTTCGCATCGCCTCGACACGAGCACCGCCGTACAACGCTTCAGTAGCCGGCACGAGTGGCGGCTCGGGAAGCTTTCCAAGCGACCATGACACAGAGTCTTGGCAGTAGACCCCGCCGGCTGCGCCGAAGCTCACGCAGTCACCGATTGCTTGCCGCCATGCCACAAACGGCTTTCCGTAACGTGCCCGGTGTGCAGCGTCCATCTGCCGATACAGAAACGTATCAACGCCTTTGGCTTCGTGCATCGCCTCGGCACCCGCCTGGCTGAAATACTGCTCGTTGCCGAGAGTTGCCAGAAACGCCTTCGTACCCTCCGGGTCGGGCGTATATCCGAACTGCCCGTCAATCCGTGCGACAACCCGGTGCGTGGCACGCTCCACGAGCGCACCCAAAATCGCCATGACGATGACGAATCCGACAGCACCGATAGACCAGCGGCTACTTCGTGACATCGGCAGCAGCCCTCGACAGGTCACGCAGAGCCGACACCCACGCCGCCCTGCTCTCTGGCGTCACAGGACCGCCGGAAGCACCCACGGCGTCGTCAAGGAACTTGTGCACGGCTTCCCTGACGTGCGGCTGGCGAGCACCGATGCTGTCGCCCTTGCAGCGAGCCTCACGGGCGGCGATACGCAGTTCGTCAAAGGCGACGCCGGTCTTCAGCCGTTGGTCGTGCGTGCCGTCGTACTCAATGCACGAAGCCAGTTCGTCGCACAGAGCCGAAAGCGTGGCAGCGTCGCTTGCCGCCTGCGGCCCAACGAACTTTCCACGCAGCGTAAACGCATCCGGCGGCACTGGTGCCGGTGCAGGCGTCGGCGTGTTCGAGCGGCTCGGCATGAAAGCAATCGCCGCAGCCACGAGCAACGCCAATACGGCGACGTGCTTGCCGTCGATGCTTGGCACCTTCGCCGTAGCGATGAACGCCTTCGCCTTCTCGGCGATCTGCTGACCGGCGAGCAGATAGACGGCGAACGCCACAAGTAGAGCTGTGATCACGCGGAAGCCCTCACAAGAGGCAGTAAGGATTCAATGGCACCAGATGCCAGAGCGAGCACGAACGCCCGCAGGGCAGGACGCAAGGCCGCCCAGAACGGCCACGCCACGAGCGGCAGGCACGACACGGCGATCATGTCGAAGAGCGACGCTACCGCAGCAAGTGCGATAGCCTTCTTCTCCGGCCCGGAGATCGACGTCGTGGCGTCCAGCGTCTCGACGCACAGCCGCAGCAAAGCGACCAGCAGAGAGCCGAACTCACTCCACGTCAGACCGTCACGGGCAAGCACTTTAGAGGTGGTCAAAAACGCACTCACCTTGTGCTCGATGTCGAGGAAAGGGTGTGCGGCAGCAAGCGGTGCGTCAGTGACCATGCCGCCAGACTAGGGCGGCTGGGCGGAATCCTAGACCGGCTCTGCCCGTTCCTGCTCTCGGTGCAAAACGAGCGCAATCGCCGCATAGCAGGCGATGTCCTTCAGCGTGTCTTCGACGCCGTCAAACTCGCAGCGACCACGGCGGAAGAACGCCTTGAGCCGGTGCATCTTGTCCGAGATTCGCAGGATGCAGCCCGCCCACGCTGGCATATTCACGACGTCGGCACTGTTGCGGATGTTGCTCAGTGCGTCCTCGTCCACGCCGTAATCTAATGTCTTGGCTAAGTGAAGCCGCTTCAGTTCTTCCAGCACGGCGAGGAACTCCCGAGAGCCTGGGCGGATGTCGTCGTGTTCATCGGCAAGGATGCTGTCACCCGTCCACCGGATGTCATCCGGTGCCGCTTCCATCTCACGCTGTCCCTGAAGAATCCAATCTGCCGGGATCTGCTCGGCCCGGTCTGCGGCGTACTTCTCGGCGCTCGCCTGCGTGATCTCCCGCCACCGCTCTGGTGCGTCGTCTTCCTTGGCGTGGCACTTGCCACCGTCGCAGCATCCGCCAGCTAGGCGAGTCTCTACCGCTGCCCGCAGTTGTGCGTTGCTGCTCTCTAAATCCGTAAGAAATTCTTGCATCTTTTTCCTTTCGATTAGAAGTCGAGCGACATCCGCCGCCAGCGATCCCGATGTGCCGCACCACTGCCCCTGATAGCGATACGCTCGCTGGCGTGCCTCGGCGATGTACTCGTCAGTCAATTCGTATTCCATCAGTCAAGCCTTCACGCCTGCGACGTGCATGGACGACAGCCCGCCAGCGTGGTCGTAGAAGAACGTCTCCATTGCCTGCCGTGAGCCGATGAATCCGTTGACGCTGTGCCAATCGTCGGGCGGGCAGAGAGCCGGTGCCGTGCGAACGATCACGCCGTCGAGCGTCTCAATCGGTCGCTGCCACTCCGCAGCCTGCGAGTGGAAGTGCCCAGTGTGCCACTCACGATACGGGCACTCGCTCCACTGGCGTGACGCTTCCAACGCCATGATCTGCGGCAGCTTTCGCTTTGCACGATGCCCGTGAGCGAAGCCCAGCAGATTGCGCCCGTGCGTGAGATACTGCCGCCCGGTGAAGTCGGGCTTGATGGTCACTCGCTTGTGACCACGGAATCGCTCGTGCATGATCCGCTGGAACGTCCACGTCAGCACCTCGTCGTGGTTGCCGTTGACGATCACAACGTCGGTCGGCACCGTCTCAGACGACAGCGAGATGATTGCAAGCAGGGTATTGCAGCCCACCTCGATCATCTTTTGAAGCCGCCCGTCACGCTCCAGCGGTGTACCACTTGTGGTACTGCCGTCCGGTCGGTCGTAATGGAAGAGATCGCCAACGAAGGCAATCGTGCGTCTGGTGGGATTGTGGGCATTGCCCACCGACAGCAGCTGCGAGCCAGTGTCGCCCACCAGGCGGGCGGCGTGGTCAAGGTCGTAGTCATCGCCGCCGGTCGTGCCGGCCCATGCGTACTTGCCGAAGTGCGGATCGGCGACAACCAGCACCTGCCACAGTCCGTCACGCTTCGGCTTGGCATATACCTGTTTGGGTATAGCCCGCCGAATGTCCTTCTTCGCACCGTCAATCATCGCCGCCACGACTTCCCGTGTTGTCGGCCCGCCTTTCGGCTTGAGCCGCACGAACACACGATGCAGTTCGATGCTGCCGCCGTCGCCGTCGCCGCACTCCCACTTGGTCGCCTCGCTGGCGGCGATCTCAAAGCGGCTCATGTCTGCCTCGATGTGCCGCAGCAGATCTTCGACGGTCTTGATGCGTCGGCTCGTGGAGCGTGCTTCAAGGGTGCTGCCGTTCTGCGACTGCGTCACCTGTTCTGCGTCAGGGTTGGCGGCAGCAGCCTTGCCGACGCTGTCCTTGGCAATGTCTCTGGCGACATCGTCTCTCAGGCTTTTTCGAGCCATGCGTGAACTCCTTGCCACCCGATGTCGGAGATGCCACGAGAACGCAGGTGGTTGCTGATGGTGCGAGCCAACGTCTTTTTGCGGGTGCCAAGTTCGCCGGACTGCCACGCCTTTTTGAGTGCTTGCAGTTCGTCGAGGTGCTTTGGATCGACTCGATCCCACCAGCAGGACGGACCATGCCGCACCTCAGACATCTCTCTGCGGACGTCTTCGAGCAGCCCGCCGCTTCGGCTTTTCGTCGTCACGAGTTCCCTCCTTTTTGCGCAGGTTGATCCACCCGTCATCGTCTGGGATGCCGCCGCCGGCGTGCTCTTCGTCGTCGTCAAGCTCCGGCGGCAAGATCACCGCCTCGGGTTGTGGCTTGGCTCGCTGGCGTCCCATGCCACCTAGCGTGGCAGCACTGTCAAGCGGATGGCGTGACCTTGCCCCACTTCCCCGCCGGGCACTCTTGATCCGCCCAACTCAGCTTTGACACATACCCCGCCGCCCGTGCCACAGGGCAGCCGCACAACTGGCAGGCGTTGTCCCGCAGGTGCTCGCACGTCAGGCAGATGTCGTGCCGCCGGATGATCTCCTCGTCGCTCGCCATCGGCATCCCTGCGGCGACGTGCGAAACGGCGGCGCTGGCGAAGTTGCGGACCTTCTCAAGGAACGAGGGAGCGTCGGTGCGGGCGAGGTCTGGTAGTGGTGCTGGCGGTTGCGGTTCGTAGCCCGGCTTCGGCGTGCGTGGATAGAACTCGCTCTCTGTGTCAATCGTCCACTCGTCGCCGTCCTGAGAGACCACGCACGGCATCACCTCGTCGAGCGTGTAGCCACGCTCGGTGCAACGGGCCTCAAGGTGGACGCGGTGGCATTTCATCACGGCAGTGGGTTCCCAAGGGTGAACGTGCCGCACTGCACGCTGCCAGGCCCGACAACGGTTCCGCTAACGCTGTATTGACCTTCGCAGAACCCAAGAACCTCAACGGCTTGCGAAAAGTCGACAAATGATTGCCCATCGAGCAAAAGCGAAAAACCGTAAGAGTTGCCGGCAGTTATGCTCGAAGGCGTGCAGTTCAACTGCGGCTGCGACTGAACCGGCCCGCGATACGAAACGGTTGCGACGTTGGAGCGAATAGAGCCGCCAAGCAACAGCGGCGCAGGACACGCACACGAACCGTTTGAGTAAAACTCATTGAACGAGCCAGACGTTGAAACAAACACCGACACGTGCGCCTCTGGCGCAATGCTCATGTAAAGCCTTGACGGATATGCAGATCCTCCGCCGCCACGAACAAGCGTATATGATGTCTTAATACATGAAAAATCAAAGTTCCATTCACCACTGCCAAATGCGTTGCTTGTTAATGTCGCAGTGTAATTTGTGAGCGTTAGCGTGAGCAGTATTGACGATGGGGCGGGCTTGCCGCAGACGTAATTCCTCACAACGCCACCAGCCGCTACGCATTGCTGATCACTCTGCTGCGACGTTTGACCGCCATTGATACAGCAGCACTTACACGCCCCATCCGCACACGTCGTCCCCACTCCTTTGAACACCTGCCCCGTCCCTTGGCACTGGCACTGCGGCTTGACCGTGCACGTCGTGCCCTCGCAGCACGCGCCCTCCTTGCAGGCTTGCAGGCAGTCGGCTTCGGTAGGGTACGGCGCAGAGAGTAACGAAGGGTTGACGCCTCCCGCACCGCTTTGCTGAAAACACGCCACGTTACTGCACGCTTAAGGTAATGGTTGAGCTGAAAGGGCAGTTCCACGAAAATGTACCCACGCTTCGCGCTGTAATGTCCCTGCTAGCAGAAAGCTGGGATGGAGCAAGTTGGCAGCCAAACGTCCAACCGGCAGACGTGCCATAGTCGCCAACCGAATAGCACTCCCAATCGCCGCGACCTGGAGGAAGCGGTGTTGGCTCCCATTCTGGCTGACATGGGCTGTCCCTGACCATCTGCGACAAGACCTTGAAGTCCTTGCTGCTATTAATGGTGTTGTATGACCAATAATAGACAGGGTAGGCCAGTCGAAATACGACTGCACCTCCACCACCGCTGGATACACCAATTTCGACCGACATGACCGTAGTGCCGCCTGCGGCGTCGGTTGCGTTTTTTGAGAATCTCGCAAGGCCCGCGTTATTGGGGTCTTGTGTTTCGCGCGAAAGTTGATGAACGCCGGAAAAAACTGACGACGGGACTATAGCTTGTCTGTACGCGTAATAGCCAACGCCATAAGGATCGTCTGGGAGCCCAGTTAAGCCGCCATACAATATGCTTGACGTTCCCCAGTTATAAAATCGCCTTTCAGTGCCAGACATGTCACCGCTGCACTGCATCGCAATAGTGACGGAAACGGTATCAGCCGCAGCGCAGGCGTTGCCGAAATTGCAGCAATACCACCCCCCGCAGCACGACGAGCACTCGCCACCTAGCATCGCCATGTGTCAGCACTCCGCAGCGATTAGGATCCACTCAGTGCCAACGTAAGCGATAGCACAAGCCTTGGTGCCGCTGCCGCTTACGGCGGCGAAGTAGTTCTTGACGTCCGAGTAGGTCGTGCCGCTCGTCACGGCATCCGTGACGGTCTTGGTGCTACCCTTCGCCCACGGTGCCGAGAACGTCCCACGCTTGATTCCACCATCACCACCACCGCCGCCAGCCAGCCGCACCAGCGCCCACTTGCCGCTGCCTGTGCCGGATTCCTTCCACAGGATCAGCCCCTCGCCGGTCGTGCCCGTCTTCAGCCCAGTGCTCTCGCACGCCACGAACTTGTCGTCTGTCTTGTCCACCTGCACCTTGCACTGCACCACGCCACCAACCGCCACCCTGCCGATCTTCCCTGACTCAATCGGCTCCACTGCCACGCACCAGGCCGTCGTCGTCGCAGACGGCGCGCCACCCGTCAGCACCGGCATCTCCTCGAACGACGCCGTAGCACCGCCTGCCGACGACGTAGGCGTGATCTCGACTCCCGTGATCGCCAGTACGCCCCAGCGGGCGACGGTGGTGCTAGGCTTGCAGTAGACCCACGTATACGGCTTCAGCGCCGTCGAGCCGGGCACGCCTGCCGTGCCGGGATTGGCACCCAGCACCAGATCGGCAGCGTCCTGCGCCCGATTCCACGCACGGGCACTTATCGCCCCGCGTAGCGGCTGTCCCGGCTCTAGGCGTCCGTCTGGGCGTGGCATCAGCTTGTTCCGATGCCGAGAGTCGAGAAGTTCGAGTCTTTGTAGACCTTGTTGACGTACACCGCCCTTGGCTTTTTCAGCAGCGAGTTGCTCGACACGGCGTCCTCATATCGCACCCACAGATACTCGTGACCCTTTTTTGAGATCCCCGTGATGTCGCCAATCGTTTGTCCGGTGACGTTTTGCGACGCTGCGAAACGGAACGACAACGACCACGGGCCGCTGCCCTTTTGGTCGTCCCACTCTTGCGATCCTGAGCAGCCGAGAAACAAAACCTCGCCCGCCTCAAAGCCACGGAACGCTGCGTTGTTCGTCGTGCCTGTCACGCCAGCCACGCCGCGAATCCACGCACTCGTGACGTAGCTATTCGGCACGTCATAGCTTTCCTGCCACGACAACTGCGGAACGACGATGTCCACGCCGTTGACGCCGTTTGAATCGACGCCGATCGCCCTCTGCTGGTCGGGTGCGTTATTGCCGAAGCGAGACTCCGCTTCCGCCTGCGTCTTGTGTTGCGTCCCGCCGGTCGTGTCGAATGAGCGAGCACGCTTGAGCGGTGCGGTCGCTTCATCATCGGCACCCGTCTTCTCGTAGTTGATCGTCAGCTGCCAAGCGTTGTCGCCGAGGTACGAGACAGAATAAGACTCTGCCATCAGCTGCACGCCCGGCACGCCTGGGTATTGCCAATACCTGCCGTTCGCGCTGATCTCTGCGTTGATTGCAGAGTGCAGCACCGTATCGTCGGCAGTTCCGAAGATCTTGTAGCTCTTGGCGTACGACGACGCCGCTTTCCGGCCACGCCGCACAATCGTCGCCTGACGAGAGTCGCCGTCTTCCACCCAGACTAGGCTCATGCTGCCACCGCCCCTTCTTCACCGATCTTGCGGGTGTTCTTCGCCGTCTCTTCCGCAGCCTTTGCCGTGCGTTCAGCGAGCGACGAGCCAAATCCCATGCCGCCGAGGTTCGCTGAGAACGTGCCGGCGACTTCGCTCTTGCTGACTGACGAGTCAGACCCGGCAGCATTGGCACCGGCAGTCGCCGCCTTTTGCGTTGCGTCTTCCGTCGAAGCGCTTGCGGTCGCCACGTTCACACGCGAGAACGCTGCGTAATAGGCGTCCAGTAGCTTTGACTCCACGTCGCCGCCGACGTTGCCACGCTCAATCAGTGCGTCAATGCTTGCGCCGATGTTCGTCAGGTCGTCCAGCGATGACGCAGACCCGAGAGCGTCCATCAGCTTGGCAGCTGTGGCGGCGTCCTTCCGGCGTTCACTCGCGCCGGTCGTGGCTTCAGCCAACTTTCCTTCCGCCGCCTCGACGCCAGCACGACGGTCGTCTGCTCGCTGCTGGTTCGCCGCCTGCCGCTCGTCCTTCGTCGCCTGTGCGTCGTCTCGAATGGCTTGCTCTCTGTCCTGCCGTTCCTGCTCTCGCTCTGCGTTTTGTTCAGCAGCCTTTGCCGTCCGTCCCTCAATGCCTGGACGTTCCTGCCGTCGCTGCTCTGCACGGGCAGCGTTCTCATCCTTGATCCCTTGAACCCGCTCTTCCGTGTCCTTCGCCCCAGTGATGAACCCCTGCACCCTCGTCCATGCGATCTGGATGCCAGCAACGAGGTTGTCAAAAGTCGCCATCACGCCGTTAGCGATGTTGTCGAAGAACCCGAGGATGTAGGCCCCCATCGTGTTGAGCAGCGACGCCGAGTTCGTGTAGATCGTGTCCCATGCGATGTAGATGCCCGAGCCGATATCCGTGAACACGTCTTGGAACGCAGCCACCCACGGATCAACGTAGGACATCAACGCTTCAGTGCCACGCAGCCAGCCAGCGACAAGCCCAGCCCAGAGAATGTCCATCGCACCCGACAAGTCGCCGGCGGCGACGGCCTCGTAGACGCCGTTGAAAGTTGTCGTGGCAGTCGTGGCAAGATCGCCCAAGACGACGATGCCGTCGGAGATCGCTGTAGAGAAGCCGCCAGCAATGGCACCGCCAGCATCAGAGACGTATCCGGCAAGGCTGGAGAAGGCGCTGGTGATCTGCGGCGCAAACTGCTTGACGGCAGCACCAACGCCCAACGCAGCCGCAGACAAGAGCAGCAGCGGCGCGAGCGGTGCCAGCCATGCAGCGGCGACGGCAGCGGCAGACGCCACAGAGCCAGCGACAGCCATTGCGCTAGCGGCTAGGTACGAGCCAAGCCCCGCGACGGCAGACGCAACGAATGCACCCACGCCACGCAGGGCAGAGCCTACCCACGCTGCCGACATCGCAGCGGTTGACGCAATCGTCTTGCCGACAGCACCCGTGAGATTGGCGGCGTACTGTGCCATCCGTGCCGTGGCACCAGTAGCCCACCAGACGAACGACTTATACGTGAGCGTCAGCCCGCCGACGATGTCGCCTACAAAGCGAGCCATGCCGGAACCAGACACAGCGAACATCGCACTACGCAGCGTGCTCGACGCCATCACGACGCCGTTGAGTCCTCGAAGTGTCGCCGAGAAGAAGCCAGCACCAGCGGAGATGCCGCGATTGAATCCCGTGAAGAACGCAGGGAACATCGCCGCAGCAGCAGCCGAGGCGGCACCGCTCATCCGCACAAAGCCGGCGACACTCGATGCGGCGAAGCCTGCCAGCGCCGTGGTAGACGACGCCGCAAAGCCAGCCATCGCACCGCCAGCAGTGGCGGCGAACGACAGGACGGACGCCGACGCTCCCAGCATTGACGAGCCGATTGAGTTTGCGAGCTTAAGCGTTGCAGGCATCGCCACTAGCGCAAAGCTCTGGCCGACTTTAGAGGCTGCGCCGATCAGCATCGTCAGCGGCGACAAGGCGAACGCTGCCGCCTTGCCGATTCCAGCCAAGCCGAACGACGTCACCTGGAGCGAGACACCAAGCCCGACCAACGCACTGCCGACCGCGACGGCAGCCACAGCGAACTTCGCAAACGCCGCGACCGCTTCCTTGTTGT